TCAATTTTCCTATATTATAATAATCTTTAGTTATTCCAGTTACACCATAACAACCAGATCCAAAAATGCACGAATGGAGTCCAACTATCCTAACTTCACTCTTATTAACAATTACCCATGGTCTACCACAATCTCCTCCCATTGTTATCCCATCTTTATTATTTAATTTAATAACTAACCAAGGTCCACTTTGAGTATCGGTGATTGTAGTTCCCTCAACAAACGCAGACACATCATGAGTATGACCCTCTCTTCCTCCTATAAGTGTTGAAAGAGCACCACTAGGGATACTATCTACTAAAAATTTACTAATATCCTTAATTCCTGGCATAGCACTAGTTTTAATTAATCTAAGATCTACTCTCTGACCTTCTGAAACAACAAACCTAGTTGAATTTAACTCATCTACACTAATTCGTGTACACATAAATTCTTTTCCAAAATCATTGTATAACCTAATTTTCATAACTTTAGCAGACGATTGAATAGCAGCGGAACATGAAAACAAATGTTCAGGAACAACTAAAGTATGGCAATCCATAAAAGTTCCATGAAGAGACATACCTTCCCCTATTTCGTTACCTTCACTATCAATATGTAACATAGTTACAGACACCACATTCCTCCTAATCTTTCTTAATTGATCTTCCTCCTTCTGATTATGATTCCAACCACCTTGACTTATTCCCTTAACTTTCATAGGTAACAAATTAACCTTAGGTACTTTAAGTCTACCATTATACACTTGAGGAGTATATGTAACCTTAGTTTCTACAGTAGTATCAAATGGTTCCCCTGCTTTAATTAAATCACTTACTTTAGTTGTACTTCTTCTTTTAAATATTCTCATACCAGCCACAGCACTCAAAATTATACCTACAATCGTAACTACAGCTATTAAAATTTTCTTATTAATGCCAAACCACTTTTCTATAAAAGAAGGTTCAACAATACCTTTCCAATCTCTTCCCTTAAATATCTCTTGATATTTTTCAGGCATATCTTTAGGATACTTACCATTATACATATCAACAATCTCATTCATTGTCAACTCTGGAATAATAGCATTACATACACAATCATGATAGTATTCCAAGTCTACATCTACAATATCTTCCAACTCCAAATCAAACCTAAAAGGATTCATTTCAGGATTTGTAGGCCTACAAATTAAATGAGAAACATAACGA